AGAAAAATTAAATATAGATCATAAAAAAATTGCAGACTGGTGTTTTAAGCATCCTAATTTACGTGATAAAATTTCTTTAACATTAAAGGAACCAGAATTAAAAGAATTGTATAAAGCAGTTAATGTTAAATTAGATGAGTTACATAATTTTTTTGGGTTTAAAAAAACAACATCACAAAAGATATATGAAGCTTGGGTAAATTGCGATAATTTAGATAGAACAAGCACTCCTCATACTCATCCAGAAGCACAATACATATGCGTATATTATCCATACGTAGATGGCAATGTAGGATATTTAGAGTTACTTAATCCTAATAATGCCATAAACTATGTATTTCCACAAACTAACAATGAAAGTATAATAGAAAAATATAATGTTTTTAATAGTCATTTATGGCAAATACCTCCTCAAACTGATTTATTGGTAATCATTCCTGCTTGGCTACAGCACTATGTTAGAGAAAGCGAACAAGGGTCGACTAGATTGAGTATTGCTTTAAACAGCCAAATAATTGCGTCACAGTAATTCTATATTGAAACTTATTATTGTTTTTCTTTGATACGTGTTGACCACTGGCGATTGATGAGAATAAAATCCAGGAAACGTTAAAATGTCTCCCTCACAACAGTTATACTCAATTATATTTCCTTGTAAATCTTTTATTTCGGTTCGAAGATTATCATCAGGAAGTTCTAGAAAATATATGTTTGTAAAATGTGTATTTGGATGAGTATGCCATCCATGAAAGTTATTTTTTTCATACTGTTGAAACCATATTTTTGTAAATGAAATATCGTTTGCTGTAGTGTCTTTGAAAATATTTTTACAGTGTATTTCAAGTAATGGATATATTAGGTGAATGTATTCTTCTTCTCTATTATCAATCCAAAAATCTGTTTTGCGTATGACATCAGCGTTGTCATAATTGTGTAATGGTTCCTTTTTGTCTATAGTGTGTGCTTCTAAACAGTCAATATAATCAAGTAATTTTTGTTTTACTTGATTGTGTTCTTTGAATTTTGTAATTAAGAAAAAATTTTGCATTAATAAACCCAACTTACCATGGTAATTCTTTTGCCTTTTTTAACAGGTTTCACTTCGTGGGGGAATAGGAAAATGCTAGGAAAAATAATTACTTCTCCTACATCTATATTATAAATGGTATCCGTATTAAACATAGAAAATTCCCCTCCTTCGCAATTATTATAAACGGTTGTAATCATGCTCAAGGTAGGGATTCCTCTAGGATTTCCTTTAAATAAACTGTGAATATGATCACAGTGATTTTTCATTGCAGTTCCTTCTTCATACCAGTTAAATTTTGGAGGACTGTACCCGTTCCAAGCACTAAACCAAGGAAACTCTAGTTCGTTTACATACTGTTCAAGTACATTATAATATTGATCCATGATTATGTTGTAGGTCTTTATATCTATCTGATTATCGGCACTAGAGTATGTTGGATCTATATCTGAATGTTCAATAGTATCGTCATATGACCTAAATGAATGCCTATTAAAACCTTCCTGATTTAATTGATCAGTAAGATTTTCACAAAAGTCTTTATCTAGCATTTTGTAGATTTTGACATATTCTTTAAGTTCTTGCTTCATAAATGTAATTATCTTAGTATTTGATTACTAGGAAAAAACTGATACGTGATTGAATATTAAACTAATAAATCTAAAACAGTTTGAAGTTTATCTTTGATCGCACGATTTTGAAGCGTGTTACGCAATCCTACGTGTAGTGGCTTTGGCCAACAGTTAACGTTGGTCCAAGCATAACCACTGTGTTCACCATTCAATGTGGGTATAAATTCGTTGTCTACGATAGCAAGATATGTGTGAAAGAAAAACTTTGAGTCATTTGAAGTAAACATTTCCAACGGAATTACTTTTTTAATTTGTGGAGTTTTACCAACTTCTTCGCTGATCTCACGCTCAAGTGCTTTCCAAGGTGTTTCATTGCCTTCGGCCATGCCTCCAACCAATCCCCATTGCCCTGCGGTTTTGGATTTGGTTCTTTCTAGAAACAAAAAACGTTTGGTGCTACGTGCATAGAATAATGCACCACTGCACACAATGTTTTTTTCTGAATTTATAGTACTAGTCGCCATTGCCCTGTTGAATATTCACCTTCATAACTCTTTAACCATGCACCCTGTTCATTGGAGAACTTGTATTGGATGCCCGTATATGTATTAGTTATGTATACAGGTTCTTGGGCAACGCTAGAATCGGCACGTTCTTCATTGGCACTTGAGTCAAAGGTAATTTCCCAAGCCGTACCATTCCATGTTATAATATCGTTGGTAGATCCAAGACGTTCATCTTGCCAAGCAAACGTGTTTGGATTAGGATCGTTTAACAGCAGATATCTAGTACCAGCACTAAGTGTCGCTGTTTTTGGATTAAATTTTGTTGGATCTATAATAGCATCTATTGTGCCACGACTGTTTATGCTGTCGCTTAGAATGGTATTTTCTGGCACTGTGTCTCTATCAAAACTTAACACCATCTGAGTTTCGTCCGTTGGATTAACACTTGCTGTTGCTACTATTTCTGTACCGTCTGATTTGCTTAATCTTATGGTACTTAATCCTGCTCTAAATTTTCCTGAATATTGATCCAACAGTTTAAACCAACTCACCGGCTCAGAAGTTGTTTCAAAGTTTCCAGGTGTTGTTTCGGTTACTCCTTCTCCCGGAGAAAGCAGTCTAGCAGTGTTGTTCAATACCAATAGTCCAAAGTTACCCGGTGATACAACAAAGTTAGCCATGGTATCTGCGGCATCGATTATGCCATCATCAATACCTCCTGTTTCATCAAAAACCCGCATGATAATTTTTTGAATAACACCCATCTGTTTTACTTTGGCAGGTGGTGTGATCCATATAGGCATTGTAAATGTAAGTTCACCTATGTCTATTTCTGTGTCCACTCCCTGTGGAATGCTTCTAGTTGAAAAATTAACACTGGATAATTCAATTAAACTTAAACTGGTCCAGTCAATGTAGTTGGCTGTGCTTTGTATTTCTAAACTTGGATTGAACAATACCAACATCTGTTCCATTATCTGTAATTTTTGATCCGTGTTTGTGCTCCAAACATCGCACTTCATTTGTAGATTAAATGGCACCGGCATTAATCTTTCCACTGTGTAACCTGGTCCCTGTGATTGTAGATATTCGCCTGTTGCTTCGTTGTAATCTCTTTCACGCAGTTGAACCTTGCTAACATGGGTAGGATTTTGTACCCTATCTCTTGCATAATCCAAGCCTGTGATATAACAACTAATGCGTGGTGCACTAATCACTTTGTTTTCTGAATTATCACGTATGATGTGTGCTACCTGACGTGTTAGGTTACCATATGTCGCTGGTACTTTACGCAGTGTACCTGCTGAATCCTTGTAGGAAAAATTACTCATAACACGAACGAACTGTGTTACAAATCTACGTATCTGTCCATCATAAAAATGTTGCATTATTTTTCCTTAGAATTCCTGTCATTGTATTTTCTTGGATTGTTATGAGCCTGTACATAATAGACTTTACCGTTGCGTTTAACTTTTTTAAGTCCAACTGCTTTTTCCGTTCCGTCTATTGGTATTCCCCAAAACTCTTTCAATCTCATTGTTAATTATCCGCTTTAGGTTTAAGAACCTGCGATAGTGCCTGACGCTCTTGAACTTCTTTGCCATTGATGACATTTTTGTTTGTGTTGTTAACAAATGTACCAAGTTGTGTTTTAGCGTTATCGCTGGTCATTGTTTCAACCCTTACACCATCTTCAATTTTCACCCATCTACCGCCATTATATCTAAACAATCTGTTTGGTAAGTAGTCAGTGCGTAAAAAATATTCGCCTTCGCTGGCCGCTTGTGGGAACTGCAATCCAAAATTATAAGGTGCTCCGTTGGTTGGTACACCATCTCCTGTTAGGTATCCCACATAGAAATTAGCATTGGGTGTTTTAATTACCGCACTTGCATTTATGTTAGAACTGCTTACATTAACATTAGAACTAGAACCATCCTGCGTTAGCACATTACCATCCGCATCTGTGGGAACAACAAAATATTGTTTTGTGTCATAACCACTAATGACAGGTGAATTAGGATCTCCTGTGATATCTTCATTTGCTTGGGCAAGCACCGCTTCATTGATTTGCATTTCTTTTTCATATGTTGAAAGCACATCACGCAGTGTAGATCCTGTTCCTTCACCACTGTCTTTATCAAAAATTTCTTTGAATTCTTGGCTATCTAGTATTGGTTTTGCTTTTACCCTTAGCAAGTGTGGATACCAAGTTTGTGAAAAACCTTCTGCACTTCTGTTTACATCTTCAATTACATAAAAACGTTTTAGTGCAACACTGTAATTGTTCAAAGCATAATCATCTTTAAGGTGTGGTAGTTCTATAACATCACCACTCATTAATTTTCTACCCAGTGCTTCCACGGAACTGTTCAAATGAAATGTTACAAATATTGTATCATTCTGCAAAAACATTCCAAATTGACTGAGATCAAAGTCTAAATCCTGTACGTTGTAAATTCCACGTATTACATACACATCATCCGAATATCTTCTGTCTCTGTTTTCTAAAAACAGCAAATCCTGAATTTTAGTTTCAGGTATATCATTGGTACCGCGAGGTTGTGAAGCGGTAGCATTATCACCCGGATCAACTGGTCCTTCATATTTGTGTATGAATATGTCAGTACCGCCAACCTGAAACGCTTCATTAACGTTCCTATCAATAAAGCGATAATCTGCTGATTTCTCCGGTTTGTATAAACTTAATCTGGGCATAGTAATTGTATTTATTGAATAAATATGAGTAACGGAGAAACTGAATACAATGGCGCAACTTACAATAAACACAGGATCAGGTGCGGGAGCAGGGGATGGAGATAGTCTCTTTACCGCTTTCAATAAGGTTAACACCAATTTTACGGAAGTATATACTAGAATTATAGCACTTGAAGATGGTAGCATTACCACAAATGTTATAGGCGATCTAAAAGGCAGTTTATATGCTGATGATAGCACAATACTAGTTGACGCTATAAGTAGCACACACTACGGTAATTTTGTTGGTAATTTAACAGGCAGTGTAGTAGGTGATGACAGCACACCTATCATAGATGGTGTAAGCAGTTCAATAAATTTAAATGGAACTGTAAAAGGAAATATTGTACCAGATACTAATATTGCCTATGACATAGGTAGTTCAACAAAAAGATTTAGAACTTTATATCTTTCAGGAAACACAATTAATCTAGGCACCCAGGTACTGTCAGCAACACCAACAGGAATCACAAGTTCAGGAACACTTACCGCAAATACTATTCAATTAGGTACAGCAACAATTACATCAAGTGGTAACGGAATTCAAATCAGCGGTAATCTTTCAACAGGAACCGGTATAACCAAAACAGGTGGTATGCTTGGTTTTTATTATGACTTCCCCCTTTACAAACTGGATAAAGTTCTGTTTTCAGACTTAATATACAGAGATTTAAACGGTAATGTTGATGCTCAGTTAACCGCGTTTGCACAGGCAACATCATATAATTTTGCTTCGGGTTATTACGTTACTGACACAAGCGGTGTTGCAAAATACAGTCGCGAAGAATATGCAAAGTATAAAAATGGTGATCCTGCCATAATACAAAATCCATTTGGTGCAGTAATGGATCCTGTAATAGACGGTAGTGGCAACATTATTGGTGTTCAAATTGCTGAAAGAGGAGAAAATGCAGGTGCAGGCGATAATCTTGCTGTGCAATGTATAAATCCAGAACAAGAAGATTTAACAATTGATACACAAAATGTTTCTGTAGGCTATAGAACACCTAGTGGATACAATACTTGGTACACTGTGTTTTCTGACAATGTTGATACAGCAGGACCTGTACTTAATGGATATCTAATAGATAGCACAGGTCAAGTTCAAGGTTGGACGGGTTACGAAAACGCCAATTGGAATGCGAGTGTTACTAATTTAGCAAATGAATATGAATGGCTAAGGTACGAAAGAAGAGTTATATTAGAATGGACCGGAGGTTCAGAAGTTATAAGTCAAGATAGATTGCTAAACGACGGAACAGTTAATCTTCCTGTAGATATCAGTGGAAGATTTGCTGGTAATGCTGTAGATGTTTCTGGTTCTTTAGTACTAAAGGTACAAGAAAGAGCAGGTATTAAACAGTTTAGCAAAACGTATACTGCAAACATTCCGGTTGGTAACAGCACAATAAATGCAACTGTATCATTTGAACCTATACAAAATAATTTTGGTACATTAACTTCTATTTCAATTGCTGACAGTTCATCTATACCTGCTTCAGAATTTGGTGCAGATATTTCAGCGGTAGCATCATATGGTGGCATACAGCGAAATGTTGATGATAACAATGTTGTCACAGAAGGTCTGGGTGCTGTGGGTACCATGTATCTAAGCATACCATTTAATGAACTAGGTTTAAAAGTTTTACCAGTGACTGGTTACTTTGACGATTATCAAGTAGCAACACAGATTGCGGGTGCTAATAATGCAAGCACGGTGTTAACACCAGGTCCAGAACCTGTAGTAGATCCATTTGCACTACCTCCTGTGTTAATAGCAGACGGAACGTTAGCGGTAGCAGATGGTACCAATTGGGATCCAAACGGAGATGGCACACAGGCATTGATGATTTATCTAAACGGACAATGGTACAAAGTAAATCTTACACCGGTTCCATAAGGGGTTAAATAGAATATATGAGCAATGATTTAGAAAACAAAAAACAACAGGTTTTTAATTACTGTCGCACACTACTTGGCGACGGAATGATTGATGTAGAACTTGATCCTAATCACTATGAAGTGGCACTGGAAAAGGCATTGGGGAAATATCGTCAACGTGCAGAAAATGCAGTTGAGGAATCTTATGCAATACTAGAACTTCAAGAAGATACCAATGACTATATTCTTCCAAATGAAGTGATTGAAGTTAGAGAACTATTTAGACGTTCAATCGGTTCTAGAACTGGTGGTGGAGATGGTGGTACACTGTTTGAACCATTTAACCTTGCATACACAAATACCTATCTGCTAAGTTCAACACAGATGGGCGGACTTTCAACATACTATGCTTTTGCTGGTTATCAAGAACTTGTGGGTAGAATGTTTGGTAGTTTCATTGCTTTTAAATTTGAACCTGTTAGCAAAAAACTTACAATTATGCAACGTCCCAGAGGCGATGAACAGATTCTGATGCAGATTTACAACCAACGTCCTGATTTTTCACTGTTAAGCGATCCATACGCTGGACAGTGGTTAAAGGATTATACACTTGCGGTAAGCAAATATATGCTAGGCGAAGCGAGAAGCAAATTTGCTACTATTTCAACACCGCAGGGTGGTACATCACTTAACGGCGATGCACTAAAAGCAGACGCCACCGCCGAAATGGAGAAATTGGAAATGGATTTGGCAAATTACGTGGATGGCAGTAAGCCATTATCATTCGTAATTGGCTAATTCTCGCTTGACTTTCCACATACATGACTATACAATTAGAAGATGCTTTCAAGAAAGGATCTTTTATGATAATTGGTATTTGTGGGTTGATTGGTTCAGGCAAAGGAACAGTAGCAGATTTCTTGGTAGAGCAAAGAGGCTTTACAAAAATATCATTTGCAGATAGACTAAAAGATGGTGTAGCCAGCGTTTTTAACTGGGACAGAGAAATGCTCGAAGGCGACACTGAAGACTCACGTGCTTGGCGCGAAAAGGTTGATCCTTACTGGAGCACAGAAACTGGACACCCTATTACACCTAGGCTGGTGCTACAACTGTTTGGTACCGACTGTATGCGTAATGGATTCTTTGATGGTATCTGGGTAAGCCTTGTTAAAAAACAACTGCTAGAAAATCCTGATTCAAACTTTGTTATTCCTGATGTGCGTTTTGAAAACGAAGCAAATATGATAAGATCTATCGGTGGTAAATTATGGCGTGTGAAACGTGGTAATGAACCCGAATGGTGGGAAACTGCTAAAACACAGATGCGTCATACCAGCAATAAAAAACTTTCGGAACATATCGTAGTTGCTAACAAGATGCAGGAAACCTATCCTGATGTTCATATATCTGAATGGGCATGGGCAAACGTTGAATTTGATGCTGTTATTGAGAATAATAGCAGTGTGGAGTTTCTTAAAAATCGGGTGTTAGATCACCTTGTTTCCAAGTAAATCCCTCTTTGTGTAGCACACGCTGACAATTAGCACATATAGTTTTAAGATTAGAGTGACGGCAGTTGGTTAGTTTACCATCTATGTGAAACACAGCAAACTGTTCAGGATGTTTGCTGGTAAACCCGCACTTATCACACCTTTCCTGTTGACGATATCCTAGTTGATACCAAAGTGGAATAGAGGGTGTTCTACCATTCACACACTGTTCACACTTGCTTCTGTAATAGGTTCTACGACCCTTTTTATAATTAACTGCACAGGGTCTGCGTTTACATGATTTGCATAAGGGTCTAGTCATAACTGTATTTACCCGCCCTTTTCGACCCCTTTTTCGTTGTATATAATACCGTATTTTTGGTTGTAGTTGCTAAATATGTTTAAGAACTTAATTAAAGGAGTTAAAGATGGCACTATCATCACCAGGAGTTGAAGTCAGCGTAATTGACGAAAGTTTTTACACGCCAGCCACAGCATCTACAGTTCCACTAATAATTGTAGCAACGGCGGCAAACAAGCCTAACGGCGCAGGTACAGGTACGGCGGCAGGAACACTAACTGCTAACGCAGGTACACCATACCTAATTACATCACAAAGAGAATTAACAGAAACGTTTGGTAATCCAACGTTCTATACAGATTCAAGCAATAACCCATTACACGGTAATGAATTAAACGAATACGGTTTGCAAGCCGCTTATTCATTCTTGGGTGTTGCGAACAGAGCATATGTTGTTCGTGCTGGTGCAGACCTTTCTGAACTAGCAGGTTCTTCAAGTGCTCCTGCAGGTAATCCAGCAGACGGAACATATTGGTTAGATACTAATGATTCACTTTACGGTATCTTTGAATGGGATAAATCTACACAAAAATTTGCTAACAAGGCTCCATTAGTTCTTAACTCCGTTACAGATCTTGTTGGTAATACAAGTTCAGGTGATCCAAAAGCAAGCGTGGGATCAAAAGGTGATTATGCTATCGTTACTGCTAGAACTTCAAACGATGTTTACTACAAAAATGCTGACAACGTTTGGGTCAAGGTAGGAACAACAACAAGTGCTAACGTTGCAAGTGCAAGTGGTAGCACATTTACTTCAGACACTTGGGCATCAAGTTGGCCAACAATTCAAGCAACTGTTGCAAGTCCAACACTTTCAAGTGGTCATGCAATTAACATTAACGGAACACTTGTAACACTAAGTGGTACAACTGTTTCAGCACTAGCAAGTGGTATTAATGCCGCTTCTATTACAGGTGTTGCGGCTAAGGTAACAGCAGGCGGAATTTTAGAAATCTACACTGACGGTACTTCAAGCACAGACAACACTACAGACGACGGTGCTATTATTATTTCTGATGCTACAGGTGACAGCATCTGTGACGACCTAGGTATTGTTGAAACATACTACGCAGGTCCAGAAGTACAAATTTCAAAACACTCAAGCGTACCTACTTGGAAGAGTTCAGACACAATTACTGTTGCTGGTACTAACCACAGCGGAAATAGACCAACAGGTAGTGTTTGGTTTAAAGTATCTACACCTAACCTAGGTACTAATCTAACTGTTAAAGTTTGGAATGACACACTAGGTGCATGGACAAGTGTAAGCACTCCTGTGTATAGAACAAGACAGGAAGCAGTTTACGAAATTGACAAAACTGGTGGTACACAAATTGCCGCTGGTACAGTTTTTGCTCTAGCAAACTACACAGGTAGAGCAACTATTGATGACTCTACAACAGGTGTTGATGAACTAGTAAACTTTAAATTATACAGAAGAGTTACAAGTTCACCAACTAGTGTAACAGGACAAGAAAACGGTGCTAACCCAACTGTAACAGCAGGTACTTTTACAATGGCTGAAACCAAGGCTAACACAGCAAACTTTAACACTGCTCAGTCAATTAACGTATCTGTTGCAACCGTAGAAGGTTTAGCAGAGGCGATCAGTGATGCAGGATTTACAAACATTACTGCAAGTGTGTCAAATGGTTATCTTACAATTACACACAAACTTGGCGGTGAAATTAAAATTAACGACACTTATGGAATTTTTGCAAGTGCAGGCTTTACAGGTTGGTCAAGAAACTCATCAACTGGTGTAGAAAGCGGTACTGCTAACTTCTATACTGCTCCAGCAGATGATGACAACACATTTGTTATTTCTAACTGGAAGCCATTGGTTTATGAAGCAAACGATGAGGCTCCAACTAGCACTCCAGCAGACGGAACACTTTGGTATGATACCAAAGTTGATGAAGTGGACATCATGGTTAACGATGGAACTAAATGGGTAGGTTATCTAAACTATACACCATATGGTGGAAACACTGACCCAGCAGGTCCGATCGTAAGTGCTACAGAACCATCAAAAACAGGTGGACAAAGCGATAACACTGATCTAGTAGAAGGTGATATTTGGGTTGATACTTCAGATATCGAAAACTACGGATTGAACATTTATCGTTGGGACAATACTGCACTTGAATGGGTAGCAATTGATGTAACGGATCAAACAACAGAAGATGGTATTATCTTTGCAGATGCACGTTACGGATCAAGCGGTGCTACAGGCGATACTGCGGCAGATATCGATGATCTATTAAATGTAAACTATGTTGATCCAGATGCTCCAGATCCAGCATTATATCCAAGAGGTATGTTGCTATGGAACACAAGACGTTCAGGATTCAATGTTAAAAAATTCGTAAGAGGACACATTGACATTACAGCAGACAGTGGTAAAAACCTACGTTACCTAGATGAATCTATGGCATCGTACAAAACTAACCGTTGGATTGGTTGGAACACAACACAAGCGGATGGTTCAGGACTGTTTGGTAGACATGCTCAACGTGCAACAGTAGTTGCGGCACTTAAAGCAAGTGTTAATGCAAATGAATTATTACGTGACGAAGAAACACGTACATTCACACTACTAGCGGCTCCAGGTTATCCAGAACTTACAACAGATCTAATTAACCTAAACGTAGATAGAGGAATCACAGGATTTGTGGTTGCTGATACTCCGTTCAGACTAA